ATGTTAAGCGAAAAAGCAAAGGAAGCACGGAGAGTATACCAACAACAGTGGAGAGATAAGAACAGAGAACATGTAAGAGAATATAGCAGGAAATGGCGTGAGGAAAACCAGGAAAAACAAGAAGCTGCTATTAATAGATACTGGGAGCGCAAAGCGAATGAGTTAATCGCAAACTAATAAAGGAGGCTAGAAAATGACTGTTGATGAAAAAAATGAAGCTTTAAAAGTTGAAAAAGAAATCAGAGAATTAAAGAAAAGGGCTATAGACATTGGCGTAAGTAATCTGGAAAAACATATTAAAATTGGAGATTCTGCCATGGTTGCAGCCATAGCAGAAATCCTAAAATAAATCATTTTGGTAGAGCTTCGTACAAATGTAAAAAGTCTTTGGCAACTTTTTCAGCAGAAACTTCTGTGCTCCCGATAGAAGTTTGACCGATTGTGTTATTAATTCGAGCATTATGTTCTAACATTGCTTTAATTAATTCCAAAGAAAGATTTGCTTTTTCGTAATCCAAAATAATCACCTCCAATCAAACTAATTATAGCAGATTGGAGAGTAACCAAAAATAGGAGGCTAGAAAATGAAAAAAATTGCATTTACAAACTCTTTCCTAACTAAGAGAAATAGAAAAGAGTCAGTACTCACCATTGAATTAAGTATAACTGGCGAAGATTTTAGCGATTTAAGTATTTTGCCGGAACTTTATTCAGAAATTAATTCATTAGTTAATAGATTATCGGAAAAAACTAACGGCGATTTGGGCAAAAGAAAATAGGAGGCTAGAACATGAGTAACGAAGAGTTAACTTTGTCAATCAAAACTAGTCAAAGAGAAGATGGGTCTGCATATAATGCCATTCAACTTGGTGACTGGAAAGTAGGACGATTTGTAACAGGTGTTCATTTAGAAATACTAGGCGGTAAACGACCAAAGTTAATTATTGAATGCTATCCAGAAAGAATAGATGTAGATGGTTTAGAAGTAGAGGCTCTTTTAAAACGATTAAAGGAGGAAGAAAAATGAATGACAACATTAAAAAAGCCGGAAACGAAATAATCAAGGAGTTAGAAATATCATTTAATCCATACACAAGAGTAGTAATTACTGTAGATGGAGTGAGAATTGTTGAGGATTTAGCGTTTGAACCACTCCGTGTCAGTTCTGATACAACCGACACGAAGCAATGATTAATTAACTCTGTTATAACTATGAACTTTATCCAATTGAGACAAAGCAGTTCCTAGTGAACCAGAATGAATAAAACTTAAATACTCTGATTGAGAAACATTGTGATAGTGATAGATAGAGCCGTCATTAAATTCGATTTCTAAAATATCATTTTCCCAGCCAACGCTTCTGATTCTACTAGAGGAAACATGATTTCTTTGCATAAATATCACCTCCTTTCACAAAAACTATAGCATTGTGAAGGGGTGAACAGAAAGGAGAACAAAATGTCAAATTTACAAATCTTCAACTTTGAAGGAAATGAAGTAAGAACAGTATTTATTGAAAACGAGCCTCATTTTATCGGCAAAGACGTGGCAAAAGTATTGGGATATTCAAATAGCCGCGATGCATTAAAACGCCATGTTTTCCTTAAAAACAAGGGGGTCGTGAAACACGACTCCCTTGGAGGAAGCCAGAATTTAACCGCTATAAATGAAGCGGGTCTATATCAGTTGATTTTTAAATCAAAACTAGAATCTGCTGAAAGATTTCAAGACTGGGTTACTTCGGAAGTATTGCCATCTGTTCGTAAGCATGGAGCTTACATGACAAATGACACAATCGAAAAAGCAATCACTGACCCTGATTTTCTAATCAAACTAGCGACAAATTTAAAAGAAGAAAAAACGAAGCGGATAGAAGCGGAACAAAGGTTAGAAATACAAAAGCCGAAAGTGATGTTTGCGGAAGCTGTAAGCGATGCAAGAGGAACCATTTTAATAAGAGATTTAGCTAAGCTAATCCAACAAAACGGCATCGATATTGGGGAGAAAAGACTATTTGAATGGATGCGCCAAAGAGGATATCTCATTTCGAGAAAAGGCACGGATTACAATCGGCCTACGCAAAAAAGTATGGAACTGGGACTGTTTAAGATTAAAGAAACAGCGATTATAAGGTCAAGCGGAGCGCAAACAGCAATTACAGCAAAAGTTACAGGCAAAGGACAACTTTACTTTGTAAATAAGTTCTTAGAACAATCATTAAAAACAATTTAAGCGCCGCTACCACACGACGCTTACAGACAACTTACAGTCACTGGGGAGCGACTAACAATAGTATATAACGATAAGTTGTTAATTAGTCGCTGAAAAAATAACAAAAAAGGATTGAGATATTATGTTTCAAAAATCAACATATGCACAAAATGCGATGCAAGTTTTAGCAGAAACTCGCACACAAAAAGAGCTAGCAATAGACAGCTATGTAACACCAGCTCTAATAAGCAATCAAACAAAAGGGAAACGAACGGTTTCACTTGAACAAGCGGAACAGTTAATTGATAAATATAACGAACCGCAAAGCACCTATTTATTCGCACATGAATTTAGTAACGGAATGATACCGCCGCTTTTAGACGGACTAGACGGGCATCACATGACGTTAACGGCTTGTTTCGAAGCAGAAGTAACAGAATCAATAAAAGCGCTAAAACAAGGCTTAGAAGCTATGTCATTCACTTTGAAAAGAGGTGATGTGAATCAGCGAGAAGCAGCAAAAAAAGCGATTTCGGAGATAACAGACGTTATAGCAGCGGGATTAACGCTAAATACAAGCATCGCAAAAACTTTCAATATCGACTTGCAACAAGTATTAACTAAACGTGATCAATATTATCAAAAATCTGGACTGGTAAGGAGTTGTGGAAAATGAGCGAAGTTTTAGTATCAGCTAGCTATGAAGGCTATGAGTCAAAGAGTATTAATTTCACGGAGATAAACAACATTGTAAAAGAACGGTTCAATAAGATTGATGAAACCGAGCGCAAAAAAAGAGCAGAAGCATTTAACAAAAAGTACAAGGTTACTAAAGAATTGGTAGATGGACGTTTACGCGAAATTATTGTGCCAAGGCGCGCACTATGAAAAATCAAATGTTATACAGCATCTTAGTCATAATAGCAGCGGCATTAGCATTAATAAACTTATGTAATTTGATTTTAATTCTAATTTTAATTTAGGAGGCTACAACAATGGCGGAGCGAATTTTTCGTAAAAAGACGATTTTCGGGGATAGCGAGATTTTCATAGATGACAGAACAAAAATGATTGCTAATCCGGCTTTTAGACAGAAGATAGCACTAATTGAAACAGGTTGCGAAAAAATGACGGATTATATCGAAGAATTGAAGTTAAAAGGATATGAGGAGGTCACGCGCTAATGGATGTTTTTGCAGTAATAATTTTAGTTTCATTCATGTCTGTAATCGTAGGCTACTGGCTGAGAGGAAGTGATAAACATGGTTGAGAATCCGATGGTTGTTGATGATCTTTGGGACGATGATTTTAGACATTAAAAAAGCACGCATAGCAGTGCGCGCTTTAAGGATTTGAGATATTACCTTAAAAGAATTATACCTCGAATCTATTAAAAAATCAATGGAGGTAACATATATGGCTATTGCAAAAGAAAAGACAATGAACATCTTAGCGAGTGTAAAAGACATGGATAGAACGCAATGGTTGCTGACTCGGCGCCTAGGCATTGGCGGAAGCGATGCGGGAATCATCATGGGGTTAAATCAGTACAAAACAGCATTTGAGCTGTGGCTAGATAAGACAGACCAAGTTTTACCAGATGAATCAGCGGGAGAAGCCGCATACTGGGGCAATCAAATGGAAGAAGTTGTCGCAAAAGAATTCGAAAAGCGAACTGGAAAGAAAGTAAGACGTAGCAACATGATGTATCAACATCCAGAGCATGATTTTATGTTGGCGAACGTTGATAGGTTTGTGGTTGGTGAAGACGCTATTTTGGAATGTAAAACAGCATCAGCATATCTAGCAAAAGAATGGGAAGCTGACGAAGTACCAGCGACTTACCTAGTGCAAATACAACACTATTTAGCGGTCACAGGTAAAAGCAAAGCATATGTAGCTGTTCTTATTGGAGGAAATAAATTCATTTGGAAAGAAATTAAACGCGATGACGAGTTAATCAATCAAATAATTGCTTTTGAGTTAGACTTTTGGGAAACGAACGTAAAAGGATATGTAGCGCCAGCGCTAGACGGTTCAAGTGCCGCAGAAAAATATTTAAAAGATCGTTTTGCTAAGTCAGAAGCTAAACAAGTTATTTTATCAAAAAAATACAACGAATTTTTGGCTGAAAGAGCAAATTTAGAACGCGATATAAAGCTTTTAGAGACACGAAAGAAAGAAATTGATAATAATATCAAGAATGATTTAAAAGAAGCTGAAACAGGCATCACAGATGATTTTAAGATTACTTGGAATCCTGTTACGACTTCAAGAGTAGATGATAAACGTTTAAAAGAAGAACATCCAGATATTTACAAAAAATTTCAGAAAGAAACTAGCTATAGAAAATTTGTGGTGAAGGAGAATAAATAATTATGGCAACTAACGATGAATTAAAAAATCAATTAGCAAACAAACAAAATGGGGGACAAGTAGCAAGTGCGCAATCATTAGGTTTAAAAGGATTGCTAGAAGCACCTACAATGCGCAAGAAATTTGAAAGTGTACTAGATAAAAAAGCACCTCAATTTTTAACTTCCCTTTTAAACCTTTACAATGGCGACGACTATTTACAAAAAACAGACCCGATGACGGTTGTTACTTCTGCCATGGTAGCGGCAACACTAGATTTACCGATTGACAAAAATTTAGGTTATGCGTGGATTGTTCCTTACAAAGGCAGAGCACAGTTTCAGCTTGGTTATAAAGGATACATCCAGTTAGCGCTACGCACAGGACAATATAAAAGCATTAATGTTATCGAAGTGCGAGATGGCGAGTTACTAAAATGGAATCGACTTACTGAAGAAATCGAATTAGATTTAGACAACAATACAAGTGAAAAAGTCATTGGTTACTGTGGTTATTTTCAGTTGATAAATGGTTTTGAAAAAACGGTCTATTGGACTCGCAAAGAAATTGAAGCACATAAAAAGAAATTTAGTAAATCAGATTTTGGATGGAAAAAAGATTACGATGCAATGGCTAAAAAGACTGTTCTTAGAAACATGTTAAGTAAATGGGGCATCTTATCCATCGACATGCAAACAGCTGTCACAGAGGACGAAGCAGAGCCAAGAGAACGGAAAGACGTTACAGAAGATGAATCAATACCAGATATCATAGATGCGCCCATAACGCCGTCTGACACGTTAGAAGCTGGTTCGGAGGTTCAAGGGTCAATGATCTAAATGAAAGGAGAAAAGGAGCATGTCTAGTGGTTGGATAAAAATTTATCGTTCTCTACAAGAACATTGGATTTGGGAGAATGAAAAATATTTAAAATGGTGGTTGGATTTGCTCCTTTTAGCCAATCACCAAGATAGGGATATTTTGATAAACGGAGAGTTAATAACGATAAAAAGAGGACAAAAACATACATCTGAATTATGGCTTTCAAATCGATGGAATGCGGACAGAAAACAGGTTCGAAAGTTCTTAGAACTATTGAAAAAAAATGACATGATAACGATAACTAAAAGTAGACAAAAAGGGACAACGTACGAAATCAGTAATTACAACGACTTTCAAGGCATTTCTGAGGAAATAAGAACAACGAAAGGGACAACGATTGACACAACGGAAGATACAACGAAAGAACATCAAATGGTACAACGAAAGGGACATAAACAAGAATTAAAGAACTTAAGAATTAAAGAATTAAAGAAAGATATTAACAACAACAGCGATTTAAATTTCAAGGATTTTTGGGAGCAAAACGGATTCGGAATGATGCTTCCAGTTGAACTAGAAAAACTACTTGCTTGGGTAGATGATTTTGCAGGTAATCGAGAAATTGTCATGAAGGCTTTGGAAGTTACATCAGAGCAAGGAGCTAACAAACGTAATTACGCTTACGTTAATAAGATTCTTAAAAACTGGGAAAGCAGAGGATTTAAAACAATAGCTGATGTTGATGCAGCGGAAAAACAACGACAGATAGAGTTAGAGCAAAAATATAACAAGCCCACTTACAACAAATATAACAAACCAGTTAAAGAAGAAGTATTGCCGGACTGGTTCGACAAAGAGCAGAAACAAACAAAACAAGAAACTTCAACAACAGAATCAAGCGAAAACTTAGAAAAGAAAGTCGCTGAAATTAAAGCACAGTTAGCGGCTAGGAATGAGGCGAAGGCATGAAAACAATCGCAAATGAGTACGAAACTTTAGAAGCTATTAAAAAAGCTATGGCTATGTACGAATTAAAAAAAGCGGATAAAGACCACGTTGCAACTCCGCGTTATGTTGTTGAAGACATATACAGCTTGATAGATATTGAGTCGTTCAAAAGTCTGTGGTTCCCGTTCAATCATTATGACAGCTTGTTCAAACTTAGAGCAGAAGAATTAAATCTTAAATATAAAGCGACACATATTTTTGATGATGTGGGAAATGATTTCTTTACAACGGAACCACCAATTGATTGTGACTTAATGATTAGTAACCCGCCGTTTTCACAGCAAAACGAAATTATAGAGCGTAGTTTTCAGCTAATAGACGAAAAGAAAATAAAGTCATTTGCTTTACTATTGCCGCTCTCGACTCTCGAAACTGAGAAACGAGCAAGCATATTCGAACAATATAGTGACAAATTAGCGATATTGATATTTAAGAAAAGAATTAAGTTTTTAGGGCATTCAACATCTTTTAACAGGGGGTGTTGCTGGATATGCTATAACATTTCAGCGTTGGAAGATAAGCGAATTCAATGGGTTTAGAGGAGTGAGAGCATGACAGAATACGCCCTCTACAAAGGCGACGATCTGTTGAAAATCGGTACATTAGACGAATTAGCAGAGTTTAGAAAAGTAAAGCGTGAAACTATATTTTTCTACGCTACGCCTTCTTACAGAAAAAGAACGTCAGAGAAGGGACTAAGAGTTATAAAACTGGATTAGGAGGAAGCGGAATGACAAAAGATGGTACAAAAGAAGCTCTTGCAGAGGTAGGGGTTACTCGAAAAAATCGACTGCTAAGAAAGATATGTCGGCATAAGGATAAAGAGATATTTAAGGATACATCCTATGACGGGATACAAGGTGAAAGGCGTGTGGTGGTTTGCAGAAATTGTGGAGAATTAGTTTCTGATTTTATTGCAAAATATGAGGGTGGCGGCTTTAAATGAATATAATCAAAAAAGGTGACCGAGTTCAGACTGTAACGGATACAGAGTGCAATAGGGCGGAGAGAAGGAGGAAGCAGAATGAATCAAGCAGAACTAGATGTCGTTATAGAAAAGCATGAGAAATGGTTACGTGATGGATATGGAGAACGTGCAAATTTAAGAGGTGCAAATTTAAGTTATGAAGATTTAAGTTGTGCAAATTTAAGAGGTGCAAATTTAAGTTATGCAGATTTAAGTTGTGCAAATTTAAGAGGTGCAGATTTAAGTTGTGCAAATTTAAGAGGTGCAAATTTAAGTGGTGCAAATTTAAGTGGTGCAAATTTAAGTTATGCAGATTTAAATTGGATTAATTGGCGGGATGTTGTCAGTCTAACTGTAATAGCTGTACAAATTAATACTACGAGAAAAAACAATCAAATCACGTATATCAAAGAGCTGGAAATCTGGACGACTGGATGTTTTCAAGGAACTTTAGAAGAATTGAAAGATTCTATTGAGCAGACTCACGCTAGCAATGACTTTTTAAAACGTAGATACTATCGCGCGATTAATTATATTTTGACGGAAGCGGATTTTGAAGAGGATTTGGAGGAGGAAAACAATGAAATTTAAAAAAGGTAAAGCGAAGTTAGCGGAGAGAAACGAGGTGCAGACGTGAACTTTTTAGATCTATTCGCTGGAATTGGTGGATTTCGATTAGGGATGGAACGAAACGCAGAATTGAGAAGGGGAGAAAATTATGATTTACAAACATGAGGAAGCTCGACAATACCGCGAAATCAATTTCCTAGACCAGTTCCTAGAAGGTCACGATGGATTCATAGCGGGAGGCTGTTTTAAAAATATTTTTAATCATGAAAAAGTGAAGGATATTGACATGTTTTTCCGCAACGAAAAAGACCTAAATGACGCAATTCATTATTACACCGAGAAATGTGCTAGCGATGCAAACCATATTAAACTTGTGTATAAAACTGGTAAAGTCGTCGCCTTTATACACATTCCGTCAAAAACCCAATTAGAGTTAGTTCGCTCTGTTTTTGGGGAACCAGAAGAGGTTATTAGTAACTTTGACTTTACTGTTACCAAAGTAGCACGATACGTTGTTGACGGGGAGCATCGGATAGTAATTCATCCCCAATTTTTTGAACACTTACATCTCAAAAGGTTGGTGGTTGACAATACTCTTAATTTCCCGATATCGACATTTGAAAGAATGATTAGGTACGTAGGTTACGGTTATAAGCCTTGTCTCGAAACAAAGGCGAAATTGGTTGATGCAATCAATAGTATTCAGAACATAGATGAGAATGATTTTTCAAAAAGTCTATATGAAGGATTAGATTAAGGAGGAAAACAATGAAATTTAAAAAAGGCGATCTAGTAGAAGTTATTTGGCGTAGTGAGTTATATCGAGGCGCAGTAACGCAAGTTGTAGAAGTAACAAATGAAATAGTAGTTAAATTAGCTAAGAAGCCATCAATAGATTATTTATTTGAACAAAATCAAGTTAGCAAAGTCGAACTTGTGAAATTGCCGAAATTTGTAGCTGACGCAATCGACACCTTCCAAGATGAGGGAGACAGTCGCGCTGTAGCAATTGACTACGAGGTATATACAGATGAGTTGGTTAAAGAACTGTCACTAGATAGAAAAATGCGTGGGTGGCTGTGGGAGACGTCTAATCAAGAACTATTCGCACGAGCTTGGATGGGGGAGTATGAAGTTGAGCAAGAACCGCTTTATTACATCAAAGCGATAGATAGTTATTCCGGTTATGTCAATCTCAACCTAAAAACAGGTACCTATACTATGTCTACTAACGGGGAGTTCGATGGGTATAAAACTAAATTCACTGAATCAGAAATAAAAAATATAGACACACGATATTGGGATTTCGCTGTGCCTGTTGAAGAAGTGGAGGAGACAGAATGAAAATTAAAATAAACGAAGATTACGTAATTAGAAGCAGTCAATATCAATATGTATTATCAAAGCCAAAAGGACCAGATAAAAACGGAGCGGAACAATATAGTGATATTGGCTATTTTCCTACTGTAGAGAAAGCTTTAGACGCCTTTACTGAACATCACATCAGAACATCAGATATTAGTAGTTTTGAAGAATTGTCATACGAAGTGAAAATGGTAAGGGAATTGCTGACCGAGATAAAAAGTAAGTTGGAGGTACTCAAATGAGTAAAACACACGAATTAAAAATAACGCCCGAAGAGAAAATGAAACTTGACAGAAAAGCGGCAGAAGAATTAGGGAAACATTTTGTAAAAGGGTTCAGAGTTGGTTTTGAAAATATAGTTATAGGATACACGCAGGAAGAAATAGATAAAATGGTGAATGCTTTGAAGAAGGAGGATGACGAATGACTAACACAATAAAAATATCCGAAAAAGATAAAGTGTTTCAGATTGCGACGAAAAGTGGCTGGGTTGTGAAGGCGGGAATGCAAGTGACGATAGATGGTATAGACTTTGCAATTTATCCGGAAGGGACATTAACCCAAGTATTCTTGCACGTTAATGAAATGTCCAGTGGAGCTTCATTGTTTAATATTCCAATCGATCTCATAGACTTTCTAGATTTAAACACTCGAGATAAAGCAATCGAATATTATAAAGATAGCGTAATTCCTTTAATCCAGAAAAAAATTAAAGCAAATGGATTAGATAAATTTAGAAAAGAAGTTGAAAAAGCGAAAAGTTACATGCTTGAAAAATACGGAGGACGACCAGAAATTAAAGATATTGAGGGGGAAAGCAAATAATGATGAATCGTGTAGTACTTGTAGGACGATTAACGAAAGATCCTGATTTACGATATACGCCAGCTGGTGCAGCAGTTGCGACTTTTACATTAGCAGTAAATCGCCCATTTAAAAATGCACAAGGAGAACAAGAAGCCGATTTCATTAATTGTGTTGTTTGGCGTAAACCAGCAGAAAACGTTGCTAATTTCTTGAAAAAAGGAAGTATGGCAGGCGTTGACGGTCGAGTTCAAACTCGTAACTATGAGGGGAACGACGGTAAGCGCGTTTATGTGACGGAAATAGTGGCCGAGAGTGTTCAATTTTTAGAGTCTAAGCATAACGGCGCAGGAGGCTCTACATCGAATAATAATCAGAGCGAGACTAATTATTCAAATGACAATAAAACAAGCTCATACCGAGCTGATAGGAGCCAGAATGGTGATTCATTTGCGAATGAAGGTGCGCCGGTTGATATCAATCCGGACGACTTGCCATTTTAAAAAATGAGAGGGGGAGCGAAAATGCCAGCGATAAAAGCAATTAAAAAGTTGCGAAATAGATCAATGAGCATTAGGCAGATGGCTAACGCGATTGCAGAAGTCACAAACTACCAAATTAACGAAATCGAACAAATGGAGGACGAAGAAATTGAGGCAAAGTATACCGCGTTCGTCATTAACGAGGCGAACGAATACGCGAAGTAAATACAATGCGAAGAAAGTAGTTATTGACAATATAAAGTTCGATAGCAAAGCAGAAGCGGCATATTATCAGCAATTGAAACTATTAAAATTGACTGGTGAAGTAACCAGTTTCGATTTACAACCAGAATTCACATTACAAGACTCGTTTAGAAAAAACGGAAAACTGTATCGAGCGATTAAATATAAAGCTGATTTTCTCGTTCGATACAGCGATGGACATGAGGAATTAATCGACATCAAAGGCATGTTAACAAAAGAGTTTCGAATCAAGCAAAAACTTTTCGAAATGCGGTATATGCAATCAATTAAATGTTTGAAACTAAAAGGCAAACAATTCATGGAGGTGTGAGAGATGGCGGTAATGGAAGTAACAGAGAACAAGGCTAGGCAGCGGGAGATTATTAGTTATATTACAAATAATGATTTACCTCATAACGAGCTAAAAGAGCTACAACGTGAGCTAAATCAATTGATGAACAGGAACACAGAGGAAAAGAAGAAAAACTTTTGGAATAAAACGATAAAAAGGTTTATTGGGAACAAACAATGGAACGACATTACAGTAGCTGAATTCGTTGAAATAAGACACGCAGGCGTACCGGGAGACGCGATTGCGGATTATTTTAAAATAGCTAGATCGACAATATTTAATTTCACACAAAGAAACAAAGAAGAATATCATCGCAGATTTAACACAGGGATTTATCACAAAAGTAAAGAATTCTGGAATGACTAAAATTGGGAGGATTAGCATGATTGATAAAACAGCAAAATTTATAGGGGCGTTTACCATTTATGCGTTGTGGGTGCTAGTTATAATCTTTGTACTAGGAATCATAATTAAAGGCATATGGTGGACATGGAGTAATATATTTTAAACAATCACTGGGGGCGATGATTTGGAACAGCTATTCAACCTACCACAAGTTGAAGACATTAATTATATACAAACTGTTAGAGCAGTAAGAAAGTTCTTTAAAGACTATTTAATGCTGCGTGTAATGGCAGGAAGTCGTAAATTACCAACACTAACAACAACTTATAAAATTACGCCACCAAACTTTGGGAATGAATTTCATTCAAAAGTAGAAGATGCTGCTATTCATAATGTCGATAATGTTCATGCAGCACAAGAAGCTGTTAAAAGATACGATGCTGTTTTGAATCAACTAGATCACATTCATAGAAAAATACTGTTTGAGAAGTACATTCATAACTACCAAGATGTTGTCATTATGATTGATATTCCTTACGAAGAACGACAGTATAAGCGTGAGAAAAGGAAGGCTGTCATAGAGTTAGCAACTACGCTCAATATTGAAGTGTTAAACTGAAAATGGCACTTTTGTGGCACTTTTTGAGTAAAAAAAGGTGATAAAATGTTATTAGTGAGAAGTGAAGATGATTACAAAAATAAATCATATGTTGAGTCTGCACTCCACTTCTCATTTATAAAAAATACTCGTGGCGGAACAGGTAGACGAAGCACAGGATAGAACTAATGTGGCTAAGAAACGTATGTCTTAGCTTAAAACTCCTGTAAAACAAATTAATTAGTTCATGCAAGGTGCAAATCCTTGCCGAGTATATTATAAAAAACGAACAAGGAGGGAATCACATGTTAAATCATTACATTACTAAATATGCAAATGAAGATGGGCGACGTTTTGCTGTATCATGGATTCAATTGAATTTGTTTGGAAAATGTTATTGCTTCAACATAAAACAGATTATAATTTAAAAATATTAGCTCCGAATTATTCGGGGCTTTTTTGATACATAAAAATAAGGAGTTGATTTATATGTCATTAACAGAAAATGACATTGATTATATTGCGACAGTTCGCAACGTAAAACAGTTTTTTAAAGAATTTCAACAATTAAGAGTTGTTTCGGGATTATCCGCAAAAATAAGATTGAGAAATGACGGATATCTAGAAGAACCAAATTTTAGGTCGTTTCATTTAAATAGCCAAATCAGGCACGGGAAACAAGTTATTATAGGCGCGCAAGGATTAGTGAACGGATTTACCGAAGTGCTTAACGGCATGGATGAATTACAGAGATTGATTCTGATTAGATGCTACATAGATGGAAAGTGAGATATGGCAATAGCATTAGAAACGAATTATGGGATAGCGCAGTATAAAAGAATAAAAAGAAAATCTGTTATAGAGTTAGCAACTCGCGTTGGGGTTGTTGTAAAGAAACAATTTGATGAAGTAAGCTAGGCGGAAGCGTTTTAATGAATTAAAGGGAGTGTGGTGATATGTAGTGAAAATAACCGAAAAACAAAAACGATTTGCGGATGAATATATAAAATGCGGCAACGCTACAGAAGCCGCGCGACTTGCTGGATATAGCTCTAAAACAGCTAACCGTATAGCTACGGAAAACTTGTCAAAACTTGTCATAAAAGATTATATAGACAAGGTTTTGAGTGAATTGGAAGAAAAGCGAGTTATGGGCTATACAGAAGCTATGCAGTTGTTCACTGAAATAGCTCGTGGGGAAATGGAAGAAGAAGTAATTGTTTCAAATGCAGATGGCTTTTCCGTCGTTACAAAGACTGCTGACATCAATCAACGAGTATCAGCGCTAAAAGAGATTGTTAAGCGTCATGTAGCAGGCGGTCGAGATAAATTACAAGAAGAGTTAATACAAGCGCAAATTGATAAGCTAAGAGCGGATACAAAACAAGAAAGCAATCAAGGAACAACCACGATTATCATGTCAAACGTTGACGAAATGCAAGCCTACCTTGATAAGAAGGCAGGTGTTGACAGTGAACGCAACGATTCACAAGAAGTTAACTGATTATCAAGTTATTAATGTCATAGATAAAATTAATCCCGCTTTCTACGACTTATGGTTATCTAAACATAATCACATCATAGCCAAGGGCGGACGTTCTTCTATGAAGTCGTCAGTCATCAGTCTAAAGCTCGTTGAGAAGAAAATGGCTAATCCGCAATCTAATATGGTTTGCCTTCGTAAAGTAGCTAATACACTTTATAAGTCAGTCTATCAGCAGATTAAATGGGCTTTATATGAAATGGGTGTTGCGGACCAATTTAACTTCGGTAAATCACCAATGGAAATTATCCACAAAAAATGGGGAACCGGCTTTTATTTTTCTGGTTGTGATGATCCAGCAAAGCTTAAATCTATGAAAATACCGGTCGGTTATGTTAGCGCTCTTTGGTTCGAGGAATTAGCCGAATTTTCCGGTGTGACTGATATTGACGTGGTAGAAGATACGTTTATCCGCGAAGATTTACCGGATAATCAAGAAGTAACGACTTATATGTCTTATAACCCCCCTCGTAACCCATATGAATGGGTTAATGAGTACGTAGATGCAAGACGTGGTGATGATGATTATTTAATACATCACACTACTTATTTGGATGATGAAAAAGGCTTCTTATCTAAGCAAATCATTAAGAAAATTGAGAAGTATAAGAAGAACGACCTCGATTATTACCGCTGGATGTATCTAGGTGAGGTAATTGGTCTTGGTGATAATGTTTATAACATGAACTTGTTTCAGCCGCTTAAAGTTATACCACCGGACGATAGGATAATAATGATTGACTTTGCTATCGATACAGGACATCAAGTATCAGCTACTACGTGTTTAGCGCTCGGATTTACAGCCAAGAAAAATGTTATCTTACTAGATACGTACTATTACAGTCCCGCCAACCAAGTGGTTAAGAAAGCACCTTCGGATTATTCAAAAGAGTTACGCGAGTTTATGACTAAAATAGTCGCGAAGTATAATGCGCCAGTGGGTATGCAAACGGTAGATAGCGCAGAGGGTGGACTTCGCAATCAGTACTACAAAGATTACGGTGTTAGCTTACACCCAGTCGCAAAGGGTAAAAAAGTAGATATGGTCGACTTCGTGTGTGATTTACTCGCACAAGGTCGTTTTTTTTATCTTGATATTCCAGAAAATCAAATATTCATCGAAGAACACAGAAAATATCAGTGGGATGTTAAAACAGTTAATACAGATAAGCCCGAAGTTATCAAAGAAAACGATCATACGTGTGATGCTTTTCAGTACTATGTAAAAGACAATCTGAGAAAATTGGGACTCAAATTCTAGGGGGTGAAAACCTTGATTAATCAAATCATTGCGGGAGTGAAAGGAGTGATGCGGAGAATGGGGCTATTGAAGACGTTGAAAGAAGTAAAAGACCACAAAAAAGTAAATGCTAATGATGAAGATTATAAGTATATTGATATGTGGAAACGACTATATCAAGGTCATTATGCAGAGTGGCATAATCTCGATTACGAGCATAATGGTAATCGAGTAAATAGACGACAATTATCTATGAATTTGCCAAAAGTTACAGCTAAGTACATGTCTAAGCTTCTTTTTAATGAAAAAGTAAAAATCAATATAGACAACGAAGAAGCGGAAGAGTTTGTTTTAAATGTGCTGAAAACGAACGGTTTTACTAAAAACATGGAACGCTATATCGAGTACGGCGAAGCTATGGGCGGTTTTGTTATCAAGGTTTATCATGACGGGAATCAAAACGTTAAAGTATCATTTGCGACTGCTGATTGCATGTATCCATTGTCCAATGATAGCGAGAATGTAGACGAATGCGTTATTGCTAATAGTTTCCACAAAAACAATAAATATTATACGTTGCTTGAGTGGAATGAGTGGCAAGGCGATGTGTATACAGTCACGACAGAACTTTATCAGTCAGACACGCCGAACGAGCTTGGTACAAAAGTAAGTTTAAAACTGTTGTTTAATGATATTGAGCCAGTTGTACCACTACCAAAATTTACCCGCCCATCGTTCATTTATATCAAACCTAATATAGCGAATAACAAGAATTTAACGAGCCCGCTCGGCATTTCTGTTTATGCTAACGCATTGGACACATTAAAAACGCTTGATTTGATGTTCGATTCATACTATCAAGAATTCAAATTAGGCAAAAAGAAAGTTTTGGTGCCTTCGAGTTTCGTTAAAACTGCTGTTAACTTAGACGGCTCGACTTCACAGTATTTCGATTCAACCGATGAAGCATTCTTTTTGTATCAAGGTGACCAAGACGACAACGGCAAAGCAATAAAAGATATATCTGTAGAGATTCGCTCAACTGAGTTTATCGAGTCTATAAACGCAATGCTACGCATTTATGCGATGCAGGTTGGGTTAAGCGCTGGCACATTCACTTTCGATGAAAACGGCTTAAAAACAGCTACAGAGGTCGTAAGCGAGAAGTCAGAAACTTATCAAACTAAAAACAGTCATTCGCAACTAATCGAACAAGGCATAAAAGAAATGATTGTGAGCATTCTTGAGGTCGGGAAATTTATCGAAGCTTATAGCGGCGAAGTAGTTGAGTTAGACACTATTACAGTCGATTTTGACGACTCTATAGCGCAAGACGAAGATACAACTATCAATCGTTACACAAACGCTAAAAATCAAGGTATGATTCCGCTAAAAATTGCTTTACAGCGCGCTTGGAATATTACTGAAGCTGAGGCTGATGAGTGGGCTGAAATGTTAGCAAAGGAAAAACAAGCGGAAATGCCTAACAACGACATGACCGGGATATTCGGCGAAGAGGAGTGATATAGATGGCACTAACTCCGCGGCAACTCGACTTATTTGTGCAGCCGGTCGTTGATGTATACACAACGCTCGAAAATGAATTGTTCACTCTTATTGTTCGACGACTGAAAACAAAGAAAAATATCAGCGCTGACAATGTGCTGGCTTGGCAAATAGAAAAACTTAATCAAGTTCACGCATTAGATCAGCAAATGATAAATAAAATTTCCAAAGCTTCCGGCGTATCAGCTAAGAAGCTTTTTTCTATTGTCAAAGACGCAGGATACAGCGATTTAAAACAAGTAGATAACTATTTCAGCAAATTAGCTGAAGCAGGTGCTGCGTTGCCACTAGTGAGCGATGGACAAACGATAGTCGATAAAGTAATGAGAAGTTATTTTAAGTTAGCACAAAGCAACTATAATCGCGTCAATCAAACGATGTTATCGCAAGCAAGACAAATCTATTCAGACATCATACACGAAACGACACAGAGCGTTCTGGCTGGTTTAAAAACACATAGACAAGCATTAGCTGAAACAGTAACTAAATTCGCTGAAAATGGTGTTCCTGCACTTGTAGACAAGGCAAATAAAAGGTGGACACCTGAAGCTTACGTCCGGACTGTTACAAGGACAACGGTTAACAGTGTTTATAACAGCGTTGAAGATGAGCGAATGAATGAATATGATGTTGATTTAGTGCGTATTTCGCAACATGTAGGCGCTCGACCAACATGTTCAATCATTCAAGGCAAAGTTATCTGTTTGTTATCTGTTGAAGAAACAAAAACGAAATACGGCAATAAATACATGTCTATTTATTCGCCGGAACTCAGATATGGATACGGCGATGGTGTTTTCGGCTGTAATTGCCGTCATCATCGTTTCCCGTTCGTTGAGGGCATTAACGTAGCGCCAGAAGATAGTGAGTTAATAGACGAAGAAGAAAACAAACGCGTTTACATGTTGAGTCAGCAACAACGTTTAATGGAACGAGACATAAGAGCGTCTAAACGCAAATTATCAGCTGCCGAAGAGCTCGGCGATGAACTGGCAGTTAAAAAAGCGAAACAGGCTGTTAGAACGAAACAAAGCAAGCTAAGAGCATTTGTAAACACACATAAATTAACAAGGCAATACAGCAGAGAACAAGTATATGCCTAATATTCGACCTGTTCGGAAGTCGTAAAAAGACGGCTCTCGCGGTCGTTGCCGCGTAAAAATATCGAAGGAGGAACGAAAATGCAAAGAGAATATCTAAAAGGTTTGGGCTTGGAGGATGAAGTCATTAATAAAGTGATGGCTGAAAATGGTAGAGATGTTACAGCTGCTAAGCAACAATTATCTGAGGTGGAAGCAGAGAGAGACGGCTTAAAAAGTCAGCTGACACAACGGGACAAGGATATTGACGATTTGAAAAAGAATTCTGGTACTGGCGAAGAATTGAAAAAACAAATCGAGGACTTACAGCAAAAAAACAAAGATTTAGAGTCTGATTACCAGTCTGAAATTGCCGAAACAAAGAAAAATTCAGCTATTGAGCTAGCGCTTGCTGGTGCAAAAGCGAGAAATCCAAAGGCGGTAAAAGCGCTTTTAGATAACGACAAACTAGAACTAACAGACGAAGGTCTGAAAGGCCTTGATGAACAGCTGGGAGCATTGCAGGAAAGCGATGCTTATTTATTTGCTCAAGAAAGTGAAAAGGTTCCAAAATTCGGATTTAGTGGTAATCCGAAGGCGCCAGCTGGTTACGACGGTTCATTAAAAGAAAATTTAAAATCAGATTCATTTAATTTAACAAAATTTTTAACGGAAAAAGGAGAGAGTGAATAATGGCAAATGAAATCACAAAATTATTAGATGTAGTAACACCAGAGGTTTTTAATACCTATATGGATAACTTTACATCAGAAAAATCAGCAATTATCCAATCAGGAATTGCAGTTGCTGACCCAAGCGTTGCACAAAATATCACAGCGGGCGGATTACTTGTTAATATGCCGTTTTGGAACGATTTAGATGGTGAAGACGAAACTTTAGGTGACGGTGAAAAAGGACTAGAAACAGGGAAAATCACGGCTAGCGCTGACATTGCAGCTGTAATGTATCGTGGTCGTGGCTGGTCAGTCAATGAACTTGCGGCGGTCATCTCGGGAGACGACCCTTTGAATGCTTTAATGGGGAAAATCGCTTCTTGGTGGATGCGTCGTGAGCAAACTGTACTAATTTCCGTGTTAAATGGACTGTTTGCTAAAAACGGTGCATTGGCAAGCTCTCACTTGCTCTCACAACCAACATCTGCAATTTCCGGGAATTTGGTATTAGATGCAAAACAACTTCTTGGAGATTCTGCGGATCGTTTAAGCTTGATGGTTATGCATTCAGCTGTTTATACAGCCTTGCAAAAACAAAACTTAATTGCATTTATCCCAAATGCTCGTGGGGAAGTTAATGTCCCAACTTATTTAGGATACCGTGTAGTTGTAGACGATGGAGTGCCTTCCACAGGAACGGGCGCAGCAAAAGTATATACTTCGTATTTATTTGCAACTGGTTCTATCGGAAGAAACACAGGTAACCCGGCTAAGTTAACAACTTTCGAAACAGCTCGTGATGCAGCTAAAGGTAATGACCAAGTATTTACTCGACGTGCTTTCACAATGCATCCATATGGAGTTAAATTTAAAAATGCAGTTCGTGATGCTAACGAAATCACTCCAACAAATGCAGACCTAGCAAAAGCTGGAAACTGGGAAAAAGTTTACGAAGATAAACAAATCGGTATCGTTGGTATTCAACATTTAGTTGAAGAATTACCAACTAGTGGAGAATAACAAAGGGGGCGAATATTATGCCTTACACCACACTAGAATTTTATATTAACGAGTATGCTGGGGAGCGTTTAGAGCAAGAGGAATTCAGTAGTTTGTTAAAACATGCTGAAAGAAAAATCGACTCATTAACGTTCTATCGCATTCGAAAAAACGGGATTGAATCGTTTAGCGAATTTATTCAACAGCAAATACAGTTAGCTATCTGCAATCAAATCGAGTATTTTAAAGAGGCGGGCGGAACAAGTGAGCTAGCTGTATCTAAGCCGGATAATGTGAGCATCGGAAGAACTTCTATTAGTGATAGTAACTTTGCATCAACCGCCACATCACTTAATAACGGGCTGATTGGAAGCGATGTGAGGTCTTATTTAGCACCAACTGGCTTATTATACAGCGGGGTAGGTGTTCGCTAATGAAAGTAGTAAAGCCGCCGACAAATGTCCCTCAATTGCCTCTTGACTGGCTAATTCATAACATTAGCTATGAAGCGTACAAAGAAGAAGATAGACATAATCAAGTCGTTTATGAAAAAGGCATTGAGATTGAACATGTTCGTGTTGATTTCTCAAAATCAAATCAAATCGCGGGATTGTCTGATAGTGATAGATATGATGCGGTTATTTTTATTGATGCGGTGAACAGCATGAACATGCCAAACGATTTTATAAGTAGATCTAAAATATATTTCTCTGGAAAAGCTTATAAGATTGTTAAAGTTATACCTTGCTATGCGACTTCTAATAGCGTGCATCATTGGGAAATCGAGGTGGTTTGATGCCGATTAAAGTACGTGTGGACCTCTCAAAAGCAAAAGGGAGCGTAAAAAAGGCGAAAGAAAGAGGTCAGTTTGCTTTAATTAATCAAGCGGCCGCTGATATTGCGCTTTATGTGCCGTTTTTAAGCGGTGACTTGTCAAATCAATACGTTATCATGAATGACAAAGAAATTATGTGGACATCTATTTATGCACGACGGCTGTATAAAGGTATAAACTTCAATTTCACACTAACACACCATCCGTTGGCTGGTCCTGAATGGGACCAACGGGCAAAAATAGATAAAATGGACGTCTGGGAAAAAGTAGCGCAAAAAGCGGTCGAGGAGGGATTATAATGTCATTAGATTTTTTAGACAGTGTCATGGATGCTATCGAAAACAACGTCGATTTAAAAGATATGAAATTAAGAACAGCGATATTAAAACCTGAATCAATTGCTTTGCTACTGACTCCAAATAACGACAAACAAGGTTATCAAGACGGCTCTTATGAGCGGTCTTTTTCTTTTAACCTAAATGCTTCTAGCAAGCAAGAAATGAAAGTGATTGATGTGTTGAATGCCATTTCTGCTTATTTTGATAATGCGGAAATTGATAGTATTCAAAGCCAAAATGGAAGCTTTGTTTTGGAGGATAAAGAAACAACTAGCGTTACGAATATTGTTTCCGTTAGCGATGATGGGACTTTTATTTATAGTGCTGGTTTCAAAATCAAATTATATATTGAAAGTGAGGAAAAATAATTATGGCTAGAATTAAAAATGCGAAAACAAAATACTTTGTTGCTGAAATTGTTGATGGAGTGGGGGAACCAGTTTGGAAACGCTTATCAAAATGGATTACAAACGTATCTGATGATGGTTCTGACAACACAGAAGAACAAGGGGATTACGATGGAGATGGAAACGAAAAAACGGTTGTTTTAGGTTATGCAGAAGCTTATACATTTGAAGGCACACATGACCGTGAAGATGAAGCGCAAAATTTAATCGTTGCTAAACGTAGAACTCCTGATAATCGGGGCATTATGTTTAAAATCGAAATTCCAGACACTGAAACGGCAATCGGAAAAGCAACCGTTTCAGATATCAAAGGCTCAGCTGGTGGCGGGGATGCTACAGAGTATCCTGCGTTCGGATGCCGTATCGCATATGACCAAACACCAACAATTACTAAACCCTAACGAAAGCCCGTCCAGCGTTGTAGTGGACAGCGAAACAATCACAATTAAGGTAGGAGAAACAGTTACTTTAACAACTTCTGTATTACCTACTAACGCAAGTCAAGAAGTAACGTTTACATCTTCTAATCCACCAAAAGCGAAAATTAGTAGCCTTGGAGTGGCGGAAGGTGTTGCAGTTGGAACAGCGAATATTACCGTAGCATCGAAAGTAAAGCCGTCTATAAATAAAGTTGTAGCGATTACAGTTGAAGCGGCAGATTAAAAAAAGAAGCCCTTACTTACAGTAGGGGCTTTTAAATTGGAGGAAAACATAAATGGCACAAAATAATGTAATTAATATTCAATTAGAAGAGTCGTATCAAGAATTTCAACTTGGGACGGAGCTGTTTAAAGTCGGGTTAGGCGATGAAATGCGCCGTAAATGGATTGAAGCGGATGAGAAGTACAAGAAGAAACTGGAAAAGTTAAATAAATACAACATTGATAATACAGACGAAATGAGTTCAGAAGATTATTTTGCTTTAGAAGAAGATGTAAAAGAGGCTTTAACTGAAGCGTATACAATTTTATTAGATGACGAAAAAGCATTCGATAAATGTTATGCGCAATGCAAGGATATTTTAAAAATGTATCAAGTTTATGATCAAGTTGCTGAAAGCATTGTTGGTTCTGTAGAAAAACAACAATCAGATATTCAAAAGAAATATCAAGCTAAAATGACTAAAAAAGCGAAGTGATATAAATGCTTTCTCTCGCTGATGGAATAGATGATATTTACGTTTATAAAAATGAAAAATATCAACTTGATTTATCTTTTGATAATGTACTTCGAGTAATTGAGTTAACAGAGAATAATCAGCTGACAAATGACTTTAGAGTTAACCTTGCAGTTGATGTTTTATTCGAAAATGTAATGCCGTGGAACCCTTATGATGAAGACAACCCATTTTCGAATATAGAAGAAAAATCAATCGTGTTACTTGATATCTTTGAAAATTATATAGTTAAAGATAATGACGAAGGTATTCAGTGCGATATAGACGGTAATCCAATGCCGAGCGCAACCAATGAAGATGGCGAAGAACCTGCTTATTATTCACTAACACAAGATAGTGACTATATTTTTGCTTCATTTTTACAAGATTACAATATCGATTTAATAGAAGTACGGGGAAAGCTCCACTGGTACAAGTTTAGAGCTTTATTTGAGAGCTTGCGAGACGACACAGCTATTAAATCTATCATGAGCATTCGACAGGCTGAATTGCCAAGTGGAAAGGGAACGGAAAAAGAACGTGATGCACTAATCAAGTTGAAAAATCATTACAAATTAAAAGATTAGAGGTGAGAACATGAGTGATGGATCAGTAGTAATTGAGATTAGTTTAGACGATACAAAAGCAGACAAACAGCTTGATACGTTCGAAAAAGATTTGGCAAAAGCGGGGACTAACGCGGGGGCGGCATTAGATAAAGCATACAGAGAAGCGGTATCTGATATTGCAAGTCAATCAAAACGATTAAAAGACACGTTTGTAAATGCGTTTAAATCGATGGGAAATGCTGGATCAAATGCTTTAAAAGCTAGTTTAAGCTTTATGCGTGAATTGCCTGCAAATGTTGGTTCTGCATTATCCAAACTCGCCTCAACTGTCAAAACCGGATTCGTAAACGCTGCTAAAGCATCTATTACAGCTGTTAAAAATCTAGGAACGAGCATAAAAAACACAGCGGTTAATATCAAAAACGGCTTCTTTTCAATTGCTAAGACAGTGCAAAGCAGTATTGTATCAGCTGTCAAAACATCAATTAATGTCATTAAATCCATCCCCGGCGCAATTAAAAGTGCTGGAAGTAGTATTAAATCAGCATTAGTAAGTAGTTTGCATGCAGCTAAAACGGCTGCTATTTCTTTTGCCCAAACAACTGTAAAAGTTATTAAAAGTATTCCAGGAGCAGCTAAAACAGCGGCTACAGCAGTGAAAAACAGTTTCGTAGTAGCTTACAAAGCGGTGGTAGTTGCTGCTTATATGAGCGTAAAAGGAACTATTAGCGCTGTGAAAGCTATTCCTAGCGCTACAAAATCAGCAGCGTTAGCAGTAAGTAGCGCAATGAAAACAGCGTTTAGCGCAGTAGTGAGTGCGGCGAAAACAACAGGAACTACCGTAAAAACAGCATTAACAAATGGTTTTAGTGCAATTAAATCTGGAGCGAAAACAGCTGGTCAAGTTGGAATATCAGCGTTAAAAGGTCTGGGAAATGCCGCTAAAAGTACGGGTTCACTAATTAAAAATGGATTAGTTAGTGGTTTTAATGCGGCTAGGTCAGCAGCTAAAGGTGCAGGCGCTGGGATGCGTGAAGCGCTTAAAAATTCAGTCGAAAAACCAGCGGAACAAGCTCGTTTTAGTATTCTCAGATTAGCGGCAGCATTCGGATTAATTGCAGCAACAAAAAACGTGGTAGGTAGCGCAATCGGTCGTGTTGATACGATTGATACAGCGACTAAATCACTAACAGTCCTTACTGGTTCGGCAAAAGATGCGCAGTTAGTTATGACAGACCTAACAGCAGCTATTGACGGCACGCCAATTGCGCTCGATGCTGTCGCATTAGGCGCTAAGAAAATGGTAGCCGCTGGTATGCAAGCCGCAAATGTAAAACCTGTATTCACTGCTATTGCTGATGCGGCGTACGGCGTTGGTAACGGATCGGAATCAATAGACCAGATGACAGATGCTATTTCAGCTTTACAAGCATCTGGCGTCGCTTATTCGGATGATATTAACAGATTAGTAGATGCTGGCGTTCCTGCTTGGCAAATTCTAGCAAACTCGACAGGTAAAAGCGTTGGAGAAATGAAAAAATATGTATCTGAGGGGTCGCTGGAATCAACTAAAGCTATTGCAATGCTAACGAAAGGTATCGAAGAAGGTACTACAGGAATGGCTGGTAATACTGCAAAAATGGCAGGACTTGCAAAAACAGCAGGTAATACTATTAGCGGGTCATTTGCAAACATGAAAACAGCAGCAGTTAAAAGCTTGGCCAACATTGCAGAAAATTTAAAAGGCCCGATTATTCAAGCGCTAGATGTTGCTAAAAACGCATTTAAACAGTTTGCGGCAGTAACAGCTAGTCCAGAATTTCAGAAAAAGCTTTCTGATATGATTCAGAAAATAAAAGAATTAATACCTGTTATGGTAAAGCTTGCCCCAACTATCTTGAAAGTAGTAAGCGCTATGTTGGCTTTGCAAGCTGTTTCTAGTGTATATGTAGCTTTTTCAAATATAGGGAAAATGTTTGTTCCTTTGAAGAACGGTCTTTTTGTTATTGCTACAGGTTTCATGAAACTAGCAAAAACTATTAGACACCTTATCACTGCTATAAAAAACCTAGCCTTTGCAATAAAATATTTTATTGTAACTTCTGGCGCAGTAATAGCTATTGTAGGTGCAGTAATTGCAGTTTTATATGGCATGTATGCAGCTTTTAAAGAAAATACAGCAAATATTAAAGGCTTTCTATCTGGAATGTTCGATGCAGTTAAAAACTCTTTCGGCAAGATAGTAGATGTTTTTAAACAAATTGTATCTGCTTTGAAGCCTGTAGGGAGCGGATTTAAAGATATATTGAAATATATTGGTGTTGGCGTTTGGGTCGCTTTTGGTATTGTGTTAGCGACTGTCGTTGATATTATTCAAGTGCTAGCCAGAATAGTTCTAGTGGCTATTAAAGCTTTGCAAGGTCTATATTATGCTCTAAAAGCAGCCAATCAAGCCGCACATTGGGACCTTAAAGGTGCTAAGAAAAGCATTGAGCAATCAAAAGATGCTTTTGTAGATGCTGGTTCTGCAATTAAAGACGCATTCAATAAAGATAATTATGCCCTAACTGGGACAATTGAATCGCTCAAAGAAATGGGAGGAGAAGCAGAAAAGACTGGAACAAAAGCGGAAACGTCGAACAAAAAAATATCTAGTAGCTTGAAATTAGTTGAATCAACAGCAAAGCAGACAGAAGCAACTGTTTCTAAATCAAATCAAGCTATCGATACTATGCTATCTGGTGGCGTTGATCAATACGGGAACAAACTAAACGAAAAAACAAAATCATTTTTGAATGCTGCTAAGGAGCTATATAGCAATTATCAAGAATCAGCCCAAAAATCGCAAGACAAATACACAGCAGCAATGGAAAAAGCACAAAGTCTTGAAGGAGAAAAACGTAAAAAAGTTATAGCAGATGCAAACGCAACGTTAGTAGCAGAGATTGACAAAAATAACGGTACCCTTTTAACTCTTCAAGCAGATTATGCAAAACTACTAAAAGGCAATAAATGGGTCGACGGCACAGAATTAACTGCACAACAAAAGAAATTTTTACAACAACAAACGGCAGATATTCAAGCAGAGTTAGCAAAACAAAACCAGCTTTATGTAGAAGGCAATTTGCTGAAATTAGCAAACGGCAAGACGTTAAACGAAAAAGAACGCGCTACAAGCATTGAAGTGCAAAAAAGCTTATATGGCGATAGAAAAAAAGCCGTTGAAACAGGCGAAAAAGAACTAGCTGATTTGAAAAGAAAAAAAAGCGATGCTACAACTGAAACCGAAAAAGCAAACTATCAAATTCAAATTGACGAACAAACTAAGAAGAACAAAACATTAGCTGGAAACTTACAAAAATGGGCTAGTGAAATGAATGCTATTATCGCGAACGGCGGGACTTTAAACGCAGAAACTTTTGCAAAAGGTTTGTCAGAAATGGGAAATATTAGTGATGAACAATTAGGTGCCGTTTGGCAAGACTTTGTAAAAGTAAGTGGCTCCATTGATAATACGTTAGCCGGGCTAGCTGCTGTCATGAGTCAACGCGGAGGCGAAGGAGTACAAGCGTTTGTAACCGCACTTCAAAGCGGAGACTACACAACAGCAGCATTAAAAATCAATGACGACGTTTTAAATACTATTTCAGGGCTTCCGAATAGTATGTTTTTGAATGGTCAGAGCGGAAAAGACCAATTCCTTTTAGCTATCAAATCAGGCGATTTTCAAGGAGCAGGAAAGTTTCTTCTTGATGGCGTAAAAATGGGTGCTGACCCATTACCAGGAGAGATGGAAAAGAATGGTAAAAAATCAGGAGATGCTCAAGCAAAAGGTGTGAAAAGCACCGCTGAAGCAAATAAGTCTGCTGGTAAGGAAATCAAGAATAATGCGAAAAGCGGAGCGTTTGACCCGAATTTGTTCAAAATGACAGGTTCGAAAAACAGCTCAGGGTTTAATAACGGTATTTTAGGCGGAAAAGATGGGGCGTTTTCTGCTGGAACAAGCGTTGGAGGTTCTGCGAAAAGCGGGGCAGCTTCGGTTGATTCTAGTGGAGTTGGTTCTGATTTCGCGGCAGGTTTTGCGAACGGAATTAGAAGCGGGGCGGGAGCTGTAGGAGAAGCTGCTGCTAGTATTGCAGCGAAAGCATTAGCAGCTGTACAGAAAAAACAAGACTCGCATTCACCTTCTAAGAAATCTAAAAAACTAGGTGGCGATTTTGGTTCTGGTTATTCGCTGGGAATTGCGAGCAAAACAAAAGCAGTTACGAAAGCGGCAAGTAATCTTGTCGCAGGAGCGTTAGGGACTGAAAAGCAAATCAAAAAACTATCTAGTACGTTGAAAGACAAAGTATCCTCAGCTATTGACGCAGGTTTGCATTCTAAGAATAAGAGTCGTGGTCAACTCAAACAAGCTAAAGCATTAAATAGCATTGAGGGTTATATCGCTCAACAAACAAACAGATTAGCTGCAACAGCTAAGAAACGTGATAAAGTAGTCGCTCAATTAAAAGCCGCTAACACAAAAATGGCAGACTTGACGAAGCAAAGTAAAGAGTATGCAGCTTCAATCACTGAAAAAATGCAAAGCTATGGTTCTATTAGCAACGTAGACGCAGAAAATCCGCAGTCGATTCAGCAAGAAATGCAAAAACGCTTAAAAGAAATCAAAGCTTTTCAAGCGAATGTGGAAAAATTGCGCAAAAAAGGCGTTAGCAAGGACATTATAAGCGATATCTTGGAATCGGGAGTAGAGAACGGTTCATCTTATGCGCAAGCTCTTGCTAAATCTGATGCTAAGACAATCAAAGCGATTAATAGCACGCAGAATCAAATCAATTCAGCATCTAAGTCAATGGGTAACACAGCTGCTAATGCGATGTATTCCGCTGGTATCAACGCGGCAAAAGGTTTGATAAACGGGCTTAACAGTCAGAAAAAGCAACTTGAAAAAACAGCTAAGAGTATCGCTAGCACGATCACTAATTCAGTTAAAAAAGCGCTTAAAATCCATTCACCTTCACGCGTGGCTATCGAGCTTGGTAAATTCTTTACTGGCGGTCTTGGAAATGGTGTTTTAGCTGGCGCTAAAGGTGCGGTTCAATCGACTAACAAAATGGTCGATAAAGTAGTAAACGCAGCTTCTAATATGACCGTTCCGACTATCACTTTGCCGAAAGTTTCAGCTGAAAAAGCGTTGGGGCTAAAAAGTAGCGATCTAAACAGGACTATTACAGTCAAAGCTATTGTAGAGAATGAATCTAAAAATAATAGTAATTCTGACTTAATCAATGCAATTGAAAAATCTGGCGGTAGGCCTATTATTTTAAATGTTGATGGAAAAGTTATTGCTGATAGCACTAATAATCACCTAGGCAATTCGACTTCATTAGCATTTTACGGAAAGGGGCTATAACATGGCTACATCACTAGCATTAGTAATTGAAGGTAAAACATATATGCTTAATGAATTATTTGATTTAGAGGTAGGAGAAGTGAGCAGAGAACCGCCACAAATAGTTAATAATTACACTGAATTCGCTGGTTCTGATGGCGCCAGAACAACAGATAGTAACTTTAGTATGTTTCCTATCTCTATTTTGTGCCATTTTCAGACTAAGACAGCGGATTTATATCATATTAAATTAGATGAGTTATTGGAACTTATTTATCAGAGAAAAGAATACTTTTTAGTTCATTCTAAAACGCCTGGTAAAAAATATAGAGTACATCCTAGTGGCGTTGCTATTTACCGTAAAGCGCCGGGATACGCAGATTTGACACTTGAATTCGATGTGTTTCGAGGTTATTCAGAATCACTAAGTTCTACGCTTAGCGATTCTGAAATTGATTGCGATAAATGGCAGTTCGGCCAAGGTCTAGCAATGGAGGATTATAGATATACACACACTAAAAGCCGTTTCATTATTTATAATGGCGGTAGTTTTGACATAGATCCGCGCGAACACCAGTTAACCATAACGATAAGAGGACAAAATGAAGGAGAATTAGTTATTAACAACATTACAACTGGAGATAGATTTATCTATTATCCTGCTCTAAGCGCTACAGACACGTTAGTAATTGACTCTGCTACACCTAGAATAAACGGTAATCCTTGTGGGCGCTCAACAAATCACGGTTTAATAAGTTTGCAAAAAGGAGAAAATCTTATCGAAATTAGTAATACTAGTCATTTAGATACGAGATGGGATTTCTCCTTTTTGTATAAGTAGGTGAATACATGAATAGCGATATTATAGTTGCTGATTTTTGGAAGAATAACGAGGAAATATTAACAGATTTCGATAAAGATAGTTTTTGCGAAAGCTGGACAGAAAATGAGATGTGGAGCATTGAGTTTAAGATAGCGCAAACTCCCAAAAACGCTCACTGCTACTCTTTTTTAGATTATGAAAGCTCTGTTTATTTTAGAGGTCAAGAGTTTGTTGTAAAACAATTAAGTCATGACGCCGTTGGAAAAACGCTATCGAAAGATATTAGAGCGCCTCACATTTATTATACATGTCAGGATGGACGGCAAGACGACGCTATAACAGGTTCTTTTACTTTAGAACAATGCTTAACTCATATCTTTAAAACTGATAAAAGAGGCTTCTCGTGGGAGATACTTGACCCTTCCAATATGCTCGAAAAAGTTCAACAAGAAAACTTTGGAAATAACAACTACTTAACGCTTATAGATCAATTAATAGATGATTATGGAGTGGTTGTTATTCCAGACAACAAACACTTAGTATTTAAACCACGTGAAATTTATGGTGCTAAGACGGAAAATTTTATCAGATATAAATACAATACAGACGAAGCAAGTTTTGATATTGATACTCTTTCATTAAAAACGAAGATTAAAGGATATGGAAAAGTTGATAGTAACGGAAATAACTATTTTTCCCCAATCACATACACTAGCCCGGAAGTAGAAAAATGGGGTATTCGTTGGCAAGAACCCATTTCCGATGAAAGATACACTGTTGCAGGTAATATGCAACGGCGTCTTAAGCTAGAATTACAAGACTATCCAGCGACGACAGGAAGTGTGACCTTAAAACAATACTACGATTGTGGAAAAGGAGATTACGTTCTATTTATTTATGAGCCGCTTGGTATCGATTATGATGTGCAGATAGTTGCATATAAAAAATACCCGTTCACAATAAAAGCGCCAGAAATCACACTTTCAAATAATAAAAAGTCGATAGTATCAATAATGGCCCAATTAGCAAAAGCACTGAAAGGAGCGAAATAGATGTTAAATCTTGAAAAATGGGGAAATACACTTTTTGATTCTAATAAGTATCAGCAGTTTAATGCTAATATGGAAAAATTAGAAAAAGATTCATTGGCAAAAGATGTAGATATAAATGCAACAAATAACAGAATTGATAACGTTGTTTTAGAAACTGGCGGAAATAATATTACTGAAGTAGTAGATGCTAGAACTAGCAAAAACGGTCAAATCTACAGCACATTAAACGCACGATTAAATGGTGACTATTCAACAATTGCGAGTGATTTAGCTGAATCAAATGCGCTACTTCAACTAGTAAACGACGAGAATAAAGTATTAAAAAGTAAATTAGATGAATTATATGGTAATTCTGCATCAAATATAGAATACTACGTTAGTTCGACTAGCGGTAATGATGTAACAGGAACAGGAGCTATTGATGCGCCTTTCAAAACGATTCAAAAAGCTGTAAACATGGTTCCAAAAGTAAAGGTAGGGGGGTTTATTTACATTTTTTGCGAACCTGGGCAGTATAACGAGGATGTTGTAGTTCAGTCGTTTTCTGGCGCGGAATGCTTTTATATCCAACCTACTAATTTAGCGACAATCGACCCGACAACTGGTCAAACAGGTTTTTTTGTTAAAAGTATCCTGTTTTCTGGCATTATGTTTCAGTGTGTCGTTCAAGGTCTGAATTCAATGAGTACAGCAGTAAACAACAGTTCTACAGTTATTCAATTCGCGAGGTGTTGGTACGGTACAGTAACTAAATGCCGATTTGACACTAATTTGAAAGCTACAAATATTACAACTGTGCAATACAATCAATCGCGAGGTAACTGTTATAGCAACTATTTTAAAAATCAAAACATTATTATGTCCTCTGAATATATGGGACATGCTTTATTCGCATCAACAAACACTTGCGAAGCAACTTCTAACATTGGGCTAAAGGCTGCTAGTGGTGGTATTCTAGCTAAGTCTGGCACTCCAAATCTAAACGCTACTACTGCTGAGGTGAAGCAGGCGGGGGGGCAGATATTCTAATGACAAATCAAATTTTTAAATCAGCCATTCTTGATTTTTCTGTTAGTGCACAGAATGCTAAAGCCAACGTCCCTCAGATTTGCTTTAATACACAAGACACAGGAGGAACCGCAAAACTAATAGTGAAGGCAAAAAAAGATGATGCTAACTTGCCATTGTCTTCAGCGGCGCAAATAACACTCGCTATGAGAATGTCCGTTGGGAAAGAGTATGAAAGTACTTATGTTGTAAATCCAGTGATAACAAGGCGTGCAGATGGGATATTTGAATACTCATTGACTGATGATCAAATATCCCACGATGGACAAACTAATGCAGAATTATACGTTAAATACACAAATCAATCAATGCAAATTCATCGCTTTAGTTTTATTATTGAAAAAGCGATGATTGATGATAATTTCTTGCCAGCGGTTACATATTACGTTGCCCGTTGGGATGATTACGAAAAAATATTTAACGAAAAAGTTGATATTCTTCAAAATGAAATTGATAATTTGCATGAACAAGCTACTGAATTAAAAATCACACTCGAAAGTCTCAATCCAGACCAATTCCCCAAGAAAGTAGATTTTGAAAATCATATAAACGACACAAATATTCATGTAACAACTACAGATAAAACAAATTGGAATTCAAAAGAAACTACTGCGGGAGCACAAGCAAAAGCTGCACAGTCTTTTTTAGATGCTAAAAATTATGTAGAAACAGTAAAAACGGTTTATGGGTCATGGGTAAATCTTTCTCTTGTTGCAGGCTTTGCAACGGGCGATAACAATACACCCCAATACAGAATAAAAAAATTATTTACTAAAGATGGTGAACGAACATTTACAGAGTTTAGAGGCGCTATAGCTGGCACGTTTATTAGTACGGCAAACAGCACAGTGGCAAATATTCCTGCGGGAACAAGACCAGCGGTCACCGAATATTTTGCTGTTAGTTCGAATAACGGAAACGGCGCACGTATAGCGATACCCGTTGACGGAAAAATGTTACAAGTATCATCAACGGATAATGCTAATCCTAGCTATATAAGCCTTTCTGGTATTAGCTATGAAGTCGGGAACTAGGAGGAGTGAACATGAACTATAAACAGTTTTACACATATGATGAAAATGGTGATTATCTCGAAACAATACTTGTGTTTGAAGATGAAAAAGGTTTAATCAATCAACCGAAAAATTCTACAAATATTGAACCTTCAATAATCGAAAACGGCATAGCAAGAGCAATGTATTATCCAAGCTGGGATGGAGGTATTTGGAAAGAAGACAAGAAAAGATGGGAATCAGAAAATCCAATCATACCAGCAGAAAAAACTGAAATAGAAAAATTAAGAGAGGAATTACTACTCACCCAAGAGGCTTTAGCCGCACTATTTGAAAGTAATTTAGGGTGATGACATGGCTTATATGATACCAATTTATGTGAATTTAGTGATGAATAATCGAAAAACTATTGAAGAAGTTCCTGCGAATTTGCGAGGTCAGGTAAAAGCAAAAGTGGATGAGTTAAAACAAGAACAACAACGAATACAGTCAGAAGAAATAGAAGCCGAATAGGCTTATTTTTTATGGGGGATGATGAAAATGTATGAGGGGCTAACAAAAGTTTTTGATTATGCTTTAGCGAAAGAAATGTTCTTCGCGGCGCTCTTTGTAGCGCTTTTTATAATCTTACTAATTATCACAAAAAGAATTTGGGATGATTCAAAAATTGTAAGAATAGAAATGAAAGAAGAACGCGAAAAAGTGGAGGAAGAACGAGAGAAGCGTAATAAGGAATCGAAAGAAGAGAGAGATAAATTTATAAGTACGATGAACGAACAACAGCGATTGATGGATAGGCAAAATGACATGATGAAACAGCAACAACAATCAATTGACAGCTTGTCTAAATCAGTCGGAAAGTTAGCTCACAAAGTAGATTTGTTGGAACACAAAATAACGAAGTAAAGGATGATAGAAATGGAGTTTGGAAAAGAGTTACTAGTTTACATGACATTTTTAGTAGTTGTAACGCCTGTTTTTGTTCAGGCGATTAAGAAAACGGAGTTAGTCCCGTCTAAGTGGCTTCCGACTGCTAGCATACTTATTGGTGCTATTCTGGGCGCATTAGCAACGTTTTTGGACGGCTCTGGATCGCTTGCAACGATGATTTGGGCAGGCGCTTTAGCAGGAGCTGGTGGTACTGGATTATTTGAACAATTTACTAATCGAAGCAAAAAATATGGAGAGGATGATAAATAATGACAAGTTATTATTATAGTAGAAGTTTGGCAAATGTAAATAAGTTAGCAGACAATACGAAAGCGGCAGCTAGAAAATTGCTAGATTGGTCTGAAAGCAACGGGATTGAAGTGTTAATCTACGAAACAATTAGAACGAAAGAACAACAAGCCGCAAATGTTGCTAGCGGAGCGTCTCAAACAATGCGCTCTTATCACCTGGTAGGACAAGCATTAGACTTTGTCATGGCGAAAGGTAAAACGGTCGATTGGGGTGCTTATCGTTCAGACAAAGGCAAGAAATTTGTGGCAAAGGCAAAATCTTTAGGTTTTGAGTGGGGTGGTGATTGGTCTGGATTTGTAGACAATCCGCACCTTCAATTTAATTATAAAGGCTATGGGACTGATACTTTTGGAAAAGGAGCTAGTACTAGTAATTCATCTAAACCGAGCGCAGACACAAACACAAACAGTCTAGGATTAGTAGATTATATGAATTTAAATAAACTAGATTCAAGCTTTGCGAATCGCAAAAAACTAGCGACAAGTTACGGAATTAAAAATTACAGTGGAACAGCAACGCAGAACACAACATTATTAGCGAAGTTAAAAGCAGGAAAACCACACACACCAGCAAGCAAAAACACATACTACACAGAAAATCCGCGAAAAGTTAAAACACTAGTACAATGTGATCTATACAAATCAGTAGACTTTACAACAAAAAACCAAACAGGTGGAACATTTCCGCCAGGCACAGTCTTCACGATTTCAGGGATGGGGAAAACGAAAGGCGGAACACCTCGCTTGAAGACGAAGAGCGGTTACTATCTCACTGCTAACACGAAGTTTGTTAAAAAGATTTAGTTTGTTGCCCTCGCGTTTGTGGGGGCTTTTTTATTTAAGGATACTTTTGCGATACTTTAAAAGCTAATAAATAAGCTAAAATGAATATGACATCATTTTGTAGCTGTTAAGCGCTGTTAAGCACGTATAAAAGCATTTAAAAGCTGTTTAAGATGATTTGAATTTAAAAAAATGTTTACTTTTAAGCTAAATGTGTATAGTATATATTGTAAGGACTTAAAACTTGGAGGGATGAAAATGGTAGGCGTTCAGTTTAAAACAACAATCATGGTTGATGATGCTAAGGGTCAAAAATTATTAGGCGAAAAGTTCAATCCTACTATTAATAATATTTCGGAAAGAAAAGCAATTGCTAGTATAAGAGAGAATTTTGCACAAATTCCAAAGATGAACATTACTAATGACAAGAGATAAAGAATTCGATGTTTCAACATTTTCTGTTGTTGAATATGTTGGTGATTTAAATAAAGAAACGTTTGATTGTCATAACCCTTCCATTAATAATTTTTTATATAAAGAATCACGCGAATTAAACCTCTCTAATTTAGCTAATACTACCATAGTTTATGATAATAAAGAAAAAAGGATACTTGGTTTTTACACATTAAACGCTGGAGTAATCGAGTTTACAAGAAGAAACGATAAATTTGTCCGGCATACACCGGGTTTTGATAGTAATACTATGTTTGCTGATGGAGGGAATCAAACCTATCCTGTTATTCATTTAGCATATATTGCATTGAATAAAGAATATCAAAGAAACAATGAATATAGATATGGGACACAGTTATTAAAACAAGTGTTTGAAGTGTTAATTTGTGATATTAAAGAAAGAATAGGGTTTTCAGCATTAAAAGTATCAGCTTTATATGAATATGTTGATTTTTATTCGAGAAATGGTTTCGAGTATGTTTTACATACACCTGAAACGAGTCAACTTAATGAGTATGATATGTTTATTCGATATAATAGGCTCAAAGAAGTAATAATAAAATCTTAATCACCCTAACCCACCGTTAGGGCTTTTTTTATGAAAAAAAACACGCTAAACATAAGCTTAGCGCATTTGTTATATCAATTCGTTTTTCTTCTCTTTTAACACAGTGATAGCATTTTCCAGTGCTTTACAAACATCTTTTTCTATATTTACATGTTCTTCGTTTTCAAATCTATTGAACGTAAAAGGAAGTACTTCAATATTAGCAGACTCAAACTCTTTGATTAAGCAGTATAATTCGAATTCTTGTGCAGGAAATGAGAGTTTGTACTTGTCTAACAGGTGTTTAAATCCTGCAAGATCGTCATAACTTTTTTCCAATTCTGCTAGCTCGATGAAAACATCAAATGTAGATATTCCTGCACACATTGAGAGTGCGCGCAAGAATGAAACAGAATACTTGTTTAACTCTTTTTTATTGTAATCGTTCAATGTGTTTTGCGAGATACCAGTCAGTTTGCTTAACTGATACCTCGTTTTACTGTGTTTTTTTAAGAATTCATCTAATAGTTTTATTGACATATTTTTAGTTAAACTCACTTTTTATAATTACTTCTTGTTTATCGTGTTTTTCCTTATCTTCATCTGTAGCTAGTTTAAAATCATCTTCATTAGTTACTACAAAGTTAATATAATAAGTTTCATCTTCAATATTCAAACGTGTCGAGTGAACTAAAGTTTCATCTAAATATAGCTTGTCATCATCGAGCAGGCAAAGTGCTACTGCATACGCTTCATTTTTTGTAATAACTAAGTAGTCAGAGTCATTAAGTAAATCCTGCGAAAACGCTGGTGTTTGTTCTAATTCTTTACTGATAATTGCTTCAAATTCATTCATCGCGTCATAATATCTTTTTTGTGCTGTTGTTATTGTCATTTTAATCACATTCCTTTTCTATAATATAATTTTAAGCTGCTGTTTGTGGAAACAAGTCATTGTGTAGTTTAACTGCTTTCATTGCACAAGCCCAAACACTTAAGCCGAAATGCTGTTTAGTTTCATCTTTTACACTAGTGAATTTTTCATCATCTGAAATATTAAAACGTAATCCTAGTTTTCTTTCAGCCCAATTCCAAGCTTTAAGTTCTTCGCTTTTAGAGATGTGTTTGATCTCTTTTTCTACTTCTTTAACTTCTTCTTTTGCTTTAGACCAAGCGGCTTTTAAACATACGGAGAAAGTTTTTTCTTTGTCTGTGTAACTTACCCATTCGATATCACTTAACCAAACATTGCTATCAGTGAACCAGTTCCAAGCTTGTTTCATAATTTCCGCTTTGTTATACAT